ACTTCATCATCATCAATACCAGAATCATCAGCTTCGTTTTCGATTTCGATATTATCTGGATTGATAGAGATGAAATAATCTTTCATATCAGAAAACTGTTTACTGATCTGAATGCTATCAACATCCATTTCAAAGAATGTATCAAATGCTTCAGTCCATTCAATCTTACTGACATTGGATTCGATAAGATGTTTAACTGACAACTGCTTCTGTGTAAGAATAGAAGTGATAAGCTCGCCAGCAATTCTACCAATATTAACTCCCATATGGTATTCAGAGTCATATACAGAATATGCCAACTGTCCATAACACTTATAGCATACACCCTTACCATTAGCAGCACTAATACAAGTACAAGGGTCTCTCAGATAAATAGTCTTACCAATAAGATACTTATCCTTTTCATAGTCTAAACACCTTTCAATACCCATAGGATACTCTCTAAAGTATCTCAGATTAAGATATTTAAGATGCTCATCAGACCTAATAATGATAGGGATAAGATGATTGGAATGACAATCGTAGTTTGAATCAGGATACAGGAATGTATCCATATTGTTTAACCCTACTATACGAGCAAAGCTACCAGAATTACTAACAGACTTGTGCTTGATAATCTGTGAGATTCTAGATACGCTAGACTCAATATAGTAATTGATAGGGTCTGTAACACCGCCATTGATAAAAGATGTATTTACAATAGAGTTGAAAATACCACCTCTACCATCAGGCTTAGTGCCTATACCAATAGTCACTTCCATATATTGTTTAGGCTTAATACCTTCTTTTGCTCTCCAAGCATCAGCCAAACAATGGTCATGACCAAGTAAAGGTTTTGCTTTCTTTATACTTCTGATCGATCTATCGGTATATTCCATACCAAGATCACTGACCTTATCGATAGGAATATTAGACAAATCTGCATGAAGGCATTCATAGAACTCAGGGTCTTTATTCATCAACTCGATAGAATCTTCAAGATTAAGAGTGTTTGACAAATAAAGAGAGAAGATGTCTATATCATGAAAGAAATGCAGTGTATCAGAGATAATGTTGCTTAAAGCAATATTACTCATCTTAGTTCTATTTTCAGAGATGAAGAATTTGTCGATGTATTTCTTAATAGTCTTAGCGGTAAATTCATCATCATAGAAAATATGGTAGCACATAATTGGAGTATTAGTCCAAATAAGAAGTCTCCACATAATGATATTGAAATATAAATCCATAACAGACAGATCTACATCATTACCATCAGCGAATACTACATTGACCTGATACTCATGTAAGTAATCTGTATAGATTGCATCTTTGAGGATATTAAGAATAGACTGGTAATAGGAATTCCAGTTATCCTTATTGATATCTGTAACACTCAATATGAATGGCTCTCCAGTAGCTATTGGAGTAAAAGGACCATACATATTTAAATTACATAATTCGCTGCATATAGAGTTCATAATCCAAATTCCTTTCTATTTGTTGTTATTACATGGTTTTCTACCAAGTAAAATACGACTAGCGTAGGCTAGTCGTATCTATAATATATTATCAATCTTCGTTTACTAAGTATCTTTTAGGGACTGCAGGATGAAGGAAATTCTCTCTATAATTCTCAGAGAGCTTTCTAGCAGACTCACCATAAGTCTGAATCAGATCGTTCATGATCCGTCTCTCTTCCTCTCTAGCTTTTACAAGCTCATTCCATCTCTCATCGTCATTTTCTTTTGCAAGATGGCAGACAGCAAACTGAACGCTAGAGTCATTATACTCATCACTCATCAGTCTCTCAAGAGTATCATAAGAGATAATCTCTTCCTCAAGCATAAACTTAGCTTCTTTAGAGTTAGCGAACTCCTTAATGTCCTTTTTAGACATAGAAGAGAGCTCGTTATAAATATATGCCTCTCTAAGAGCGTCAAGATTCTTTAAAGGCTTACCAGTAATCATTGTACCTTCAGTGAAAACCTTGCTTGCATATTCCTTACCAAATAAACTCATTACATGAATCCTCCTTGGTTATTTTCTTGAATTACTCAGATGTTGCCAAATCTAAAGACCACAATGTTTATATATTATATTTTGGACATTGGTAAACCAGTACTATTTCAAAAACAGAAAAATAATTCTGAAAGGAGTTTTTAATATGGAAAATATCACGAATGTATTATCAAATCAGCTTATAAAAGAGTATAAGAAAGTAGCATGTGACATGCTACAATTATCATTTCCACAACTGTTGGATACTGAAATAGAATATGCTGTAGATCAATCTATAATGGAGAATGTTAAAGATACTCCAATAGAAGTTGATAACAGTTATAAGAAAATCAAAGTAGATACTACTCTACTTCAGATGGCTGACTATATTATGAGTAGACAGCCTATCTGTACAACTTATGGTGTTCTCTTTATGAAACACGGAAGTGTGCCTAATCCTATCTATAATATGATAGACTCTTTCATTGTAGATAGAGGTAAGGCTAAGAAAGAGATGTTTAAACATCCTAAGGGAAGTGCTGAGTTTAGTAAAATGAACTTAGTACAGTTATTATTAAAGCTTGATGCAAATGCCTATTATGGAGCATCTGGTAAGTACAATTCTTTATATTACAATCTTTATGCTGCAGCCTCTGTAACAGCACAAGGAAGATCTGCTATATCTGCAGCAGCGTTGTTATTTGAGTCTATTCTCTCCAATAACGTTCCGTTTGGGTCTCTTAATGAAGTTATAGACTTCATTTATAATGTAAGACATGATGAATATGTATTCAATTATCTTGAGTATATTGATCATATTCCTACTTTAAGTGAAACGTTCTTTAAATTGATTTCTTCATGTGGGTTCTCTTGGATTCCTACTGAAGATGAGATGGAGATTGTATGGAATATCTTAAGTCAGTTAGGGCAAGAAGATATCACAAGACTTTATTATAAGAATAATCTCTATGAGTTCTGTTCTAATAAGAGAGTTATTGATATCATTATAGGTATGCTCGTTAAGCTTGAGAATGTCTTTATCGATCCTAATGAAATTCCTGAAGAGATAGCAGATGATATGGATCTCTTTAAAGGTCTTATTTTTGAGTTTGTCTATTATGCCCATCAGATTATCGATAGACTTGATAAGATGGATGCTCTTATTAGAGACGTATCTATTATCCAGGATACAGATAGTAGTATTGTTTGTCTTGATGGGTGGTATAGATTTGTTCTTCAGCATACGCTTGGAGTACCTATGAAGATCAAGTCATATAACTTTGATCCTGTTGAAGAAAAACTTGATAAGCCTAGCTATGTTAAAGAATATGATTTTGTTAATGATGAAATCATAGAGGTTGCTAGGGGTATTAATCCTATTAAGATCATTCCTCAGGATAATCTTAGATATTCTATTATAGCTATCATTGGTAATACAGTATCTTATCTTGTAAATGATTATATGTATAGATACTGTTGCAATGCAAATTCTTATCTCCCTGCAAACGCAAATATCCCTAAGGGTGGTAAGTGCATGATGGTTATGAAGAATGAATTCCTCTTTAAGAGATTACTTTTAACTGAAGCTAAGAAGCATTATGCATCTAAGCAGGAACTTCAGGAAGGTAATGTGATTCCTGAGAAGAAGTCTCTTGACGTTAAGGGAATGGAATCTTTCACTAAATCCACAACAGCAAAAGATACAAGAGATGCTCTTAAGAAAGTTCTCTATGAGGATATCTTAAACTGCGACCATATTGATCAAGTTAAGGTTGTTAAGTCTATTGCTCTTGTAGAGAAAGAGATTTATGACTCTATTCATAATGGAGAGAAGAAGTATTATAAACCTGTAAAGGTTAAGTCTGCATCTGCTTATGAAGACCCGATGAGAATTCAGGGTATTAAAGCATCTGTAGCATATAATGCTATTCATGAATCTGGTACAGAAGCTATTGACCTTAATATAAGAAACTCTGTAGATATTGCTAAAGTTGAAATTACTTTGAAGAATGCTAATGTGATACAGGAAGAGTTCCCCGAGGTGTATAATAATATCATTAACCTCATTAACTCTAATGCATACTTTAAAGCAGGTATTGACTCTATAGCAATTCCTCTCAATGAGCCTGTTCCTAGATGGGTTATTCCATTTATCAGATATGCTGAAATCATAAATGATAATGTAGGTAAATTCCCGTTAGAGCATATAGGAATTCATAGAGGTAACGCAAATAATAATTCTACAAATATCATATCTTTCAATTAAGGTGATAAGATGAATAAAATTATAGTACACAGGACCAGCATAGAGATAGTAGACTATACTATGGGTGACTGCTATGGTATAGAAAAATCTTTCTCTGTGTGGGATTCGAGATGTCATAGATATAATATAATTGGTTTATACTATGATGAAGCTAAGAGAAGTCTATTTTTACCTAGAGGTACTGATATCTTTAGGCTTGAGACTGCTTTTGGATGTAATGCAGTTGTTGATACTAGCCATGATCCTGTGCGACATATGAGCTCTTTATTAGGATTAAAATATAATCCGAGAGATGGAGATCAAATAGAAGCAATTAAGTTTATGCTTGGCAAACCTCCGTATGAGAAGAATACATCTAAAGCCATGCTTGCTCTTAATCTTAATACAGGTAAAGGTAAGAGCTATTGTGCTATAGCTACTATTTCATACCTTAGTATGACTAGTGCTATTATTACAGATACTATAGGCTGTTTAGATCAATGGATAGGATACTTCTTAGAGTATACTGATATTACATTTGATCAGATCTATAGGATTTCAGGTAGTGCTAGTATAGCAAAGCTGTATAAGATGAAAGATATATCTCAATTTAAAGTATATCTTATTCCTCATGCGACATTGCAGAACTATGGTAATACAAACGGATGGGATAAAGTACATGAGTTATTTGTATATCTAGGAATAGGATTGAAGATATACGATGAAGCTCATCTTGATTTCGTAAATATGTGTATGATAGACTATAACACAAATACTTATCTCACATATTACCTTACAGCAACTCTTGGTAGAAGTGACTACTTCCAGAATAAGATCTTCCAAACGTATTTTAAAGATACACCGAAGATAAACTTATTCCATGAAGATACTGATCCTCATACAGCATATGTAGGAATAAAGTATAATAGTCAGCCTAGTCCATTAGAGTTGTCAAGATGTATGACATCATATGGATTAAGTACTACAAAATATGCAAACTACGTTACTTCAAAACCAATGTTCGAGAATATGCTTCATATCATTCTTAATAAAGCTCTTAGTAAGACTGGTAAGTCTCTTTGGTATATTGGTACCAATAAAGCTATAGAGGATATAAGAGAATGGATATATGTAAATTATCCTGGACTGATAAATAATGTTGGGGTATATACATCATTGACTCCGAAAGAGATTAAACATCTTGAATTGGAGAAGAAGATTATTCTCACTACAACCAAATCTGCTGGTGCAGCTATGGATATTAAAGATTTAGTTGAAGTAGTAAACTTGGCAGAACCGTTTAAGTCTAGAGTATTAGCTCAACAAACATTTGGTAGAACTAGAGGAGATAATACCATTTATAAGGATGTAGTAGATTTAGGTTTTCCCCAGAGTAGAGC